AATCTTTTTGGTTTGTTCCATCATTTACTAAATATAAAATTCCAAGTGTACTTTCATTTTGTGTACTAAATCTATACAATTCTAATTTCATAATTCTTCAACAAGGTTTGAGAATGTTAAAATACTTCTGTAAATGGTTTGCGTTTCTGTATCTTCTGTAACGTAGGTTATGCCATCATTTTGTGCTGATATGCATTTAAAATTATCTGAGCTTAAATTAAAAAAAGTATTTCTTGATATAAGCAATTGTGTGATTTGATTCATGGCTAGATTTGAATCTAATTGACCACCAGTATTGGTATCAAATGCAGTTACTACTTCGACTTGTGTCTGTATGTTATTTAAATAAGTATCTTTTATATTATCAAAAATTATATTACTAATTGATGATATAAGTATATATGGCTCAGTAGCAGAAGAAGGTACTACATTATATACTGGAACATTTGCACTATTTAAAGTAATGTTGCCATTTAAAGCTGTAAAAACTTCTTTACGTATTATATGACTTGCATCTTTCATTATATATTCTTTAATTTTTTTCGTATGCTTTTTATGAACTCAAAGGTAGCCATTTTTATTGCAGGTCTAAAAAATGGTTTTCTTCCTGTTATACTTCCTCTACCTACTTTACCAAATTCAACAAAAACTGCATAATTTATTTTATAACCTACTACATAATTAAATGCTTTGCTCTCTAAAAATAATGATTGCTTTAATTTACCTGTAATTACTGGCACAAAATCCGTAGAGATTTCAGAGATTCTAGAGACATATTTTTTTAATTCCATATCAAACCCTCTAGATGGTTTAATAAACCTCTCTAATCGCCTCATTTTCTTGTTAAATCGCATTCTATCAGATGCTCGTAACTCTATACCTGATTTTCTTGCCATCTTATTGCTGTTTATCTGCTAATATCTTATATGAATATAAATCTTCTTCATACATTTCATTGATTCTGTATTTGTTTGTATCGTTTGTTAAAAACAAAACGTCACCCCTTTGTATGTTTGTTGTTGCTGTATTTTTTCTTAATATTAATTCAATGCCAGTTTGTAATATTCTTTTACCGTCTCTGAATATCATTTGGCCATCTAAATATTTTCTATCTGCCCAAAATGTTCCAACTGTAGATTGTGACGATGTAAAACCACCATAACCATCAGCAGAGTTTGTGTTTCTCTTTACTGTTACTCTGTACCTTAAATCTCCTGCTTTTATCATAACTCATTATAATATACGTATGGTGAAAGAATGCTTTTAATATTTGTTGGTATTTTATTAACAGTTTCGCCTTTTACAAAATCACTTCTATTATCATAGTAAGTTGTAGCTAATTGTTTTATTGCAAGCTTTAAATTATCATAAGATAAGCCTGTGGTTGTATAAACAATTTTAATATTCTTACTATGTGATGAGGTTACCTCAATGTATTTATCTTCCATACCAAAAGAATCAAAGTTTATATTAGATAAATTACCATTACTGTCTTGACTTTGTACGCTTGAAATTGCATTTATAGGAGCATAAGGCAAAACAATCTTAACTCTTCTTCTGTATAAATTACCATATTCACCTGATGGGTCTACATTACTTATAAAAAGTGTCCTAGTTTTTGCAACAATATCTCTATTAATTATTGCTTCACATTTTTCTCTTGCTGCCTTAATCATCTCTGCTACAATAGTATCATCATCAGATGTCTCTATTCTAGCATAAGCCTTTAATTCAGAAGAGGCAACAATCTCACTTCCTGTTACAGAATCAACTTGAACACTAATCATTATTTACTTTCTTTTTTAGATTTGAATTCTTTTGTTTCTTTAGTTGCTTTCTCTTCTTTACTATCAATACTTTCACCCCATCCTTTAGCAACCCATTTAGAAACATTAACTTTAGGTATATCTATAATATCACCTTTTTTATAATCTACACCCTCTCTTGTTATATCTGTTTTACATTTAATTTTCATAATATTAATTTTTGATTTAAACAAAGATAAAAAAAAAGAGCAACTAATTTGTTGCCCTTTTTTTAATTAATCAATTAAACTACCTTACGAAGTCTCTAATGCTGTTTTAGCAGCAGAGAAAGTACCTTTTACGATAGCTTTCGGTAAGTAAATTGAGTGTGCAATTCTTGCAATACCTCTTACAGATACAAGATACTTAGAGAAGTTGTCTGAATCCTCGTAACCGAAGTCAACTCTAACTCCTTCTCTTTGCCATACTTGTGACGCTTGAGAAAAATCTGCAACAGCAAAACTACCTGCTCCCATTTTATTGTTCATATAAACTGCTACACCGTTGATTCTAAAGAAACCATCTGCAGATACTAGTGAATTACCTCTAAGGTATTCATTTGTAGTATCTTTCAATAATGCAATCTTATGGAAATCAGTTGGGTTAAGTACAATACCATTTGCAGCGTAGTTAGATAATGCTAACTGATTCATTGCAACATATAGAACGTCAAGTTCTTGTGCTGATTCAATAGCATTAGCAAATCCACCTGCAGCAAAAGCAGTACCACCATTTAATATACCTAATAAATTAGGAGAACTGCCTGAACCACCAATTAATTGGTCATCAATTACAGTATTAATTTTAGCAGGAACTCTTTGTGACAAGTACGAAGAAAGTGCAGGAGTATCATCGAGCATTTCTTGTGATATTGTCATAACTGCTGTAGTCTTTTGAACTACTGCATCTTCCGCTGTTAACTGGAACTCACTATCAGTTGGTGCTGAACCTTCTGCAACATTAGCAGTATTATCAGTATAAGCTGATTCTTTTACGTATCTAATTACGTTTGAATCAGTTGAACCAACAGGAATGATTCCCATCATATTAGTTACATTGCTTGGGTCTCTTTTGATTCCCTCGACTCTAGTAACACCTGATGCATCTCTAGCAGAGTTTGCACCTGCAAAATCAGATGATATTAAAACATCTGCTTTTAATTCTAAAGAAGCGTTCGACCTTGAACCTTCTTTCATTGCTTTAAATGATTCGCTTTTATTAAGCTCTTCACCAAAGATTTCAGACTTAGTTTTGTAAACATTAGAGAAGTTGTCTTTTTTGTTTTCAACTTCCATCTTGTCTAATCTCTCAACTATTTCTGAGTGCTTAGTAACAAGGTTATTCACCTCGCCTTTTATAACAGTATCAACTTCATTGTTGACATTATCTTGAATCGCCTTTGAACTTTTCTCCAGTTTTTCATCAATAACGTTACAAATATCGTCTAACTGCTTTTTTATATTCTCATCCATTATTTTGAATTTAAATTGTTAAACATATAATTAATTATTGAATCTGAAGTTGTATTATCTTCTTTGGCTTCTAAGTGTGTGTTATCACGAGTTAGTTCCTCATCTGATTGGTGTGTATTATCACGAGCAATCAAAGACTTTAAAACTTCCAATTCATATTCGATTAAATAACCTAAGTCATCAGAAACACTACCTTTTCTAATTACTTTAATTAAATTATCAAATCTCTTGCTAAGGTAGTCAGTATCATTATAGTGTCCTTTTACCTCTAATATTTTTGCTTCATCATTTGCTGCAATAGTTACAGCAGATATTTCATATAACTTTACCTCTTTAATCATTCTTACACCATCCTCGCCATAATCTTTTTTTACTGGCATTATTCCTACACTATTTTCATCTATAACACCATATTTCATAAGTTCTAAAACCTCATTTCCAAAAGTAGTTTTAGGAACTTCTGCTACAAACACCAAACCCTTTTCATCTTCATACAATTCTTTCATCTTTCCGATAGGCTTTGTGATGTCGTGTTGATATAAATACTTTACACGAGAACCATTATTTTTAATTGTTCTCTTGTATGCACCCTTTTCTATTATATCGTTATCTGAATCTTTATTACCAAATACAGAACCATAACCTTTTACGATTCCTAGATTTTCATCTATGTCACTTATCTGACCTTGTTTATATATTACATTGCTCATAATCTAAATTTTATTTTCAAAATTAGTGTAATTTTTTAATAAATGTTTTTAATCAGTTTTGATAACAGGTAACGATATACATTTACAATTTATAATCTCTTTTGCTAAAGCACCCATTGATGTATCACCGGGAAACATTAAGTATGAAGAACCCACAAGAAATGGTTTACTTTCTTCAATTGGTTTTCTAGAATAAATAGATGTAGCAGTTGCATGAGTGTCTCTAATATTTGCACCGCCTGCTATCCATTTTTTAAATAAATTATCTTTTCCATATACATCTTGTGCTGATAAAGATATTGCATTATTAGCTGCAGCAGTTGTTTCTGTTTGTACAACTCTACGAGCCATCCACCTTGATTTAAATTTTAATCTTTTAGTTATCTCTTTTACTCTAGGCTCTAATCCTAATGACATAAACTTTTCATCTGCTGTTAATTCTCTAATAACCTTTTTTAATGTGTCTCTAGCAACACCACTTACGGAAGTAACCTCAGAGGCTAATGCAAGATAATTAGTTCTTTGTGTTGCATATCTATCCATACCATTTAATACAGTAGATTCTAAATTTTGCATTTCTCTTCTTGTTAGCTTTTGACCTCTTTCTATTTTATCAAGTAATATATCTAACTCAACTCTTGATAGTTTCTCTACAAACAATTTAAAGTTTTTTCTATACCATAAATAAAATCTTAAACCAGTTTGACGATACATCTGTTTATACATCTCTTTCATTTCTATTTCTTTAAAAAGAGTATTATAATTTGAGTTTGTGGCTGTATCTTCTAATCGATACATATCCATAGCCTTATTATAATTACTCATATAGTATTTATATACTAATGGATAATTTTTCTTTTGTGCAATCTTAACTTGTTTGCCAAATTGATTGGCAATCTTCTGTTCATTGTTTTTTGTTTCAATCTTCTTTTGAGTAAGAAGATTACTACATACAGCATATCTTTGACTTCTGTTTGGGTATTCAGATAGCATAGTTTCATCTATAACACATCTGCTAATAAATTGATTATCAGATTCTTCTGCTCTTGGTTTTGGGAGAGGCATTATTCTTCACTTTTATCAATGATGCGTTTACACCATTTCCACATTGCATCATCTTCTACTTTTGATGTTTTAATATCTCCACCCCATAAAGCAAATGAAACATCACCACATATTGGCTTACCTTTTTCATCTAGGTATTCGCCAGTTACATATTCATGTGCTCTTGATAAATATGAAAATGTCTTTTTAACTATAGATAGTGATAGAGGTTCGCCTGCTATTAAATCTGTTGCCCTTCCTTTACCTACTAAGGTTGCACAAGGGTTATTAAATTCTTCATTTATTGACTTACCTCTCTCTGCATTTTTTCTTACTGATTTTGGGTAATCATCATAAAATTCTTGTTTTCTCTCCTCATCATCTTCATAATATTTATCTACAGCCTCATTATACTCTTCATGTGTTTCAAAAGGCATATATACATCTTCACCATCCCAAGAATGTGAATGTGAACCACTACCACCAAGTTCTTCTGCTCTTGCCTCTGCTTCTTCTTGTGTTGTAAATACATCGGTCATACCCGGTACCAATTTTTTATAATCTAAATTTTTTTTTGTTGACATTGGATGGCCTTCAGGTAGTAAGTCTTGGTCATGTCTACCACTTCTAAATCTTCCATTTCTAAGAGCATATAAGAATGAGTTAACTCTTGCCATTGCCCATTGCTCAGGTGAACTAACAGTTGGCCTTACTGATTGAGGATTAGTTCTATATGCACCAATACCTCTTTTATATACTGCATATAATGTTCTTACGTTAGTTTTTTTAGTTTTAGCATCTCCTACCTTTTCATTATGTTCCTCTACTTTTTTTTCTAATGCTTTTCTAAGTTTAGCAGTCATCTCTTGTTTTTGCTCTTCTTCTTCTTCAATTACCTCTTCAATAACCTCTTCTTCAATTACTTCTTCTTCTTCCTCAACCTCAGGAAAAGCAGTATCATTTGATATACCCATATCTAAATCACTTATAGGTATTAAGTTAGAAGGCACTAAATACTCATCCATTACTGGGTTATCTTCATCTACACCATAGCCTTGTGCTTGTCTTTTTTCATTAGCAGTTAACCAAAAAGATTTAGAAAGAGTATCTACTAACTTTTCTTGCTCAGGCATTAACTCAGGTACAGCACTATAATCAAAGTCAAAATATAAATCTTCACCAAACATTGGGACTAACCATCTGTTAATCTCATCCCTTACTTTATTTAATTCAGGTATAACTGCATTTGTAAATAACACCTTTCTTGCTGTTCTGTAATTATCATATGTAGTAGATTCAGTATTGTTTAATAATTGTACTGGTACTCCGTATATATTACATAAGTCTTTTACAGTTGCATTATAGGATTCTAATAATTGTAAATCAGATGTAGATAAACCGAAGTTTGTCCACGAAAACTTCTTACCAGTAATCATAACATCATTTGCAGATTTAGCACCTTGAAAGTTTCTTCTAAAAGCATCTTTCATTTGTTGTGCTTGCGTTGGTGTCAGTTGGTCATCATCAGGTGTAAGCATTCCTCTAGCTGATTGATTATGTAAAAATTTTAAATTTGTTTCTACTGCTTCATTGCTTGTAGTTAATACTCTCATGCCTGCTTGTATAGGTGACTGCCCATATAAATGTGAGCCATTACTAGAATAATCAGGATTAAAGTCTGCTATATGTAAGACCTCTTCCGCAGATAAATCATATTTATTATCTTGATACATCATAGTGTACTTAGATACTGGTTTAAATATACCATCTGACTTAATTTCTATAAGATGAGCAGGAAGATTGTATAGTTGATAATATATATTTTTGTTTTCTCCATTATCAGGTGATATGCCATATATATATCTATTACCTGTTAATTTGCCAAAGCCAATCATCTCCTCTAAAAATACAGACCAAGATTGTGCAGGATTAGGTCTATCTAATAACTTACCTAATGCTGTATGCTCTACTTCTTCTAATGTATGTTTTCTTAACAACTTTGCTTTTAAAACAGAATCCTCATTTAATGTGTTTGATGTTAATGCTTTGTATTCTTTCATAGCACCCTCATCAACTTTTCTATAAATAGAATAAGGAACAGTAACAGCTGACTTAGAAATTAATTGTATTAAAGAGTATATTGTAGGGTTGTATGCATAACCCTTTTCTATGTAATCATCATTATATTCATTATTTGAAATAGTATTATTACCTAAGAAGTTATATATGAATCTGTTATACGATTCATTTGTTTGTTGAGAATTAAATGCTTTTAATCCACTTCTTAATCTTTGGAGAAAACTTGCCATATATAGAATTTATTTTCAAAAATACTAAATTTATTTAAACTATGATAAAATCTCTTGACCTAGCTAAGCCAGTTGTTACACCATAACGAAAGGCATCCATTAAATGGTCTTGACCGTTTTGCTTAATCTTATTAATTCTTTGTCCGTCTTTATTAGATTCCCATACATAATATTGATACTCATTAAATAAATTTTTGCTTTCCTTTGAAGCAAAAACAGTATATTCCTTAATTGTTTGTATGCCATTTAAAACACTATCTTTTCCTTTCTGTGAAGGTTTTACATAAAGGCCTAATCTTTTCAATTCTTCAATACTCTTTGGCTCTGCACTATCGCATATAAATATCTCTTCTTCTAATTTTAGATTTTTTATCTCTTGATAAATATCTTGATTAGTTAATCCTTTTTTATATAATAATTCATGAATATATAATCTATCATTTTTCCTTCTTATCTCTACTATAGTTGTAGGGTCATTTGAAAATCCAAAATCCATTGCATAAGCAATTTCACAATGCTCTTTATCTAAAAAATCTTTATAATCTATCCATTGCCAATTATCAAATATTGCACCAGTTTTAAAGTTTGCCCTTAATCCTAAACCAAATACCCTCCATCTATCTGAGTCTGTTTCTTTCATTCTAAGTATTTCTTTTTTAATTTCTTCATCTAAGAACGCATTATCCTCAAAGGTTGTAATAAATAACTCCGCATCTGAACGGTTACTAATATCATAAAGCCAATGAATAACATCTGACGGATTAAAGTCACATAATATTCTTTCACTTGTTCTAAGTGCTAACTGTTCAAAGTCTGATAAATAAAATTCATTTGCTTCATTAAGCCAACATATATCTCGTTTTCTACCTCTCACTTTCATCTCATTATCAAGAGATATAAATTCCACTAAATGCTCTTTGTATTTAAATGTTAATTCTGCTTTATTGATTTCTGCAAAATTATATATACCTACCTTTTGTGCTATCTCTATAAAGTCTCTATATACAGAGCCTTTAAGAGCAGGTAAGGTTTTTCTTGCTATAGTTATTACAAGTTTATCTTTTCTTGTAGTTAATAAGTAAATTATATATTGACAAAGTGCATATGTCTTTCCACTTCTACTTGACCCTTGATGTATTACTATTCTTTTATCTGTATTTATAGTTTGATAAAATTGTACATTACATTCTATTGTTTCTTTTTTCCTGCCGGTTTCCATGTAATCAATTTGCTTTCTACTGAGCCATTAACGTCGTATTCCCTTCTTTCTATGTAGCCTCTGTCCTTCGCCTTCGTCTTTAGATAGAATATTGTAGAGGTAGGGTTACCACCTTGTATCTGTTTAAATAATTGACTCTCTGCAAAATCTTTAGCTACATTACTCAAGTCATCTACTTGACTAGCAAACTCTTTATCTTCTTTGTAATACCTATAGAATGTTGTTCTATCTATACCTACTTGTTTGCAAGCAGTAGTAACTACCCCTAAAGATTTTTCAAGTCCTTTTAGCAATGCCTTTTTAGTATGTTGTATTTTGTTGCTTTTCATTTTACAAAATTATATAAATTATTATACGAAATATTTTAATCTTTTTGTTATTGCGTTAAAGTTTTACAGACATAACCTTCTTTAATTAATTTATTATAAGACTCTACTTGTTCTGTTTCATCTGAACATTTAATTTCTATTTTAAAACTTTGTTTTAATTTATCTGATAAATCTGTTTCATTTATATCACTATCAAAACTAGGTACATCTAATCCCCAATCTTTTAAATATTCAATATCCCATGCATTAGCTAGTATATCCCAATCCCATTCACCAAAGCCTACATTATCTTTAATTATAAATTCTTTCTTTTGTTCATCTGTCCAACCCTCTGCAATGTCAATAGGTATTTTTTTTATACCTGCTTTTTGTAATGCTTTTAGTCTCATATTGCCACCAAGTACAACCATATTTTCATCTACTACTAATGGTCTCTTATCTAGCATCTCAGGAAAATCTTTTATTGATTGCACTAATTTATTAAACTTTTTATCTGATATGTATCTAGGGTTTTCTTTATTAGCAACAATCTCTTTTATGTTTACTGTTTTTCTCATAATTAACAATACTTTGCAACAATATTAGAATATTTTACTTTATTTCCATCTATACTTTCTTTAAAAAAAAAATAGAGATACCATAACTCTTTTAAATGTTGTTCTGCTTTTGGTTCGTTTCTATAATATTTATCATTTACAGGAAATAACTCTGCAATGGCATAAATCATTTTAAAAGTTTTATAATCATCATCATAATCGTAATCACCTGCTTTCGCTTTTAGCTTTTGTTGATTTATAAAATCTTGAAAGATTAAAAATAATTCTTCTTTATTTTTCCTCACATCCTAAAAGTAGGATAAATTCTGTTCTTTTTATAGTGTTGCCTTGATATTTATAAACTTTTGTATTGTTTTTTTCTTGTAGCTGTAATGAATTTTCTTTATTAAATATTATTTTTTTGCTATTTTCTATATCAAAAAAAACCTTTCTATTGTGATTACTTTTAAACACAGTAAAAAGGCTTATCATGGTGCGACAAGGATTATCTGTCTTACCATATATCTCATTATGATTATCTAAATAATAATATCTAGTCTTTAATCTCTTTCGTTTCTGTAACTTCTTCTGCCACATCATCTTGTTCTAACTCTTCTACCTTTGGCGGTTGTACACCAAACTGTTCGAGAGCCTGTAAAACTAATGAAGATTCACTTAATGTGAATAATCCGTTTTTATTTCCTTTCTCACACGCTTGAATTATTATTTGTAAACTCTGTTCTTTTGTCATAATTATTTATTTATATCTACCTGTTTTTAAATCGTATTGTATAAAACAGCTTCCTAAAGTACCATTTAATCTCTGAGACTTCATTTTTACTGTTTCAAACTCAACAAATTTAATATGTTTTTCCTGATTTAAAAGTAAACCTTCAACTAAATCTCTACCTTTTACTCTTTCCTCTACTTCGTCATCGTTAATTCTATGCATTACAACCATACAATCGCATTTATTAAAGTGCATTGTGCCACCTGCTAAACTGAATGCAGTCGCCTTTGGTATGACACCCCTAATGGGAGATGGTGTCTTAGGATGCTCCACATATGTCATAATACTATCTGTCTTCTTTGCAAACTGTTTAAGAATAGTAAGTGTAAGTTTTAAATACTGATACATATTACTCTCTCCTGCATTTGATTCTACCACCCAGTTAAGAGGGTCAATAATAAAATTATTATAACCTTTCTCTGTGTACTCTTCAAATTTATCTACAAGTGAATTAATTGTCGGCATCTCATCTGTATTTTCTAAAAATGCAAAATGATTGCCTATAAAGTCTAATGCCTTCTTCATATCTTCTTCACTACATTTATCTGCATAATTAGGATTGACGTTCTTACCTAAATATGCTTGACAAAGGTTTAGAACTAACTCTGCTGTGTTTGTCTCAGGTGAGTACATCATAACTTTATCTTTATAATGAAATGCCCTTAATATGCTTAAATAATTTAGTATCTCTGACTTACCACTTTGCGGATACCCACTAAAGCAATAAAGAAATCCTTTCCGCCATCTAAAATTTTCATCTAACCCTTTTATATGAGATGTTTCTCCCATAGGATAACCCTCTTCGTAATACGTATATAATTTATCTTTTATATCATCTACAAAAACCTCCTTACAAGCGTTTTTGTTATAATCCTTTTTTAATATATCATCAAAGTCTTTTACCTTAATTCCCATTTTATAATTTTTTAATTGTCTTTTCTAAATCATCTATAATCTCTAAATATTTTATTTGTTGTTTATCTATGCTCTCATTTATTTTTTTTGAGCCACCATGTAACGTGTTCATTAATACTATCAAATCAATCAATTTATTAATAGTTGATTTAGATAAATCATAAAAAGATTTATCCATTTCCCTCTGAAACTTACCCCTATTTTCTACTGACTCAATCCATTTAGTAGTAATAGGATTTTTTTCAAAATCTTCAATAAATGTTTGTAATTTTTCTTTCGTTATTTCCATTTTTTTATTATTTTATAATTACATAGTAATTAATTACATTGTAATAATTATTTTTTATAAATAAAAAATAATAGTAATTACATTGTAATAAGTCAATTACTAATTATAAAAATAAATTTAAAAAATTATTTTAATATTTAAAAATATTTTTATAAATTTGTTCTATGTTAACTAAAGAAATATTAGAAGGTCGTCTCAAGGAGATGAAACTAGACAAGCAAAAATTAGCTAACAAGATTGATGTTACATTAATGACGATGTATAATAAATTTAACAATCCTGATAGCTTTAAAATATCAGAATTAAAGAAACTTGCCAAAGTTGGTTTTATTAAAAGTCTAATAATTGATTTATAATGGAAGATGTTCAAAAAAGTATTATAAGACAGAGTTCCATTAAGGCTTCAATTGACTTTTGGAGACTTAAAACTGAGCAAGGTAATGATGATGTTACCGTTGATGCAATAATAGATACTGCTAGTGAAATAGCATATTATTGTGCAACTGGTAAGAAGTATAACAATAACAATAAACTTTTAAAATAATGAGTAATAAATTATATTTAGGTAGTGGGTGGACGAAGACAGGTAAGTATGGAGATTTTTCTAACATTCAAATTGATTTGAACAAATTGGCTGAGAATCCAAATTGTATCCAAAAGGTTGGAGATAGAAAGTTTTTAAATTTGACCATTGGTAAACTTAGAAATCAATTAAAAGCAGGACAAGATTTATATGTAGCTTGGAATGATTTTACACCTGCAAAGACAGTAGAAAATAAGGCTGATGATATGCCTTTCTAAAGTATCATAATTTATAGGTTAGTTTGGAATAGTGCCTGATAAATATTTTAAAGTGGGATATTTTGATGGCACTTTTTTTATATTAGTAATATGATTGAATTTACAAAACACATTATTGGTCTATGTGGTGAACATTGGCATCCAAATATATGGACAATATTATACACCTCTCCTTTAATTATTTATAGTATATACTACCTTAGATATACTTTTAAAAGGTATTTAAAAAAAATTATATAAAATATTTTTTCATATCAGATTAAAGTATTAAATTTATTTTTAATTTAAAATGAAAAAAATAAAAGACAGTAACGAAGAATATCATTCACACAATAGTATTTCTGCTAGTGGCCTTAAAACCATATATAAGAAGTCTGTATATCATCACCTCAATAGTAGATTTAAAATGACAGATGCAATGAACTTTGGAAGTGCAGTTCATTCTGCAATTCTTGAAGATGGTCATGACCTTGCTGTTATGCCTGAAGTCAATCTCAGAACTAAAGAGGGCAAGAAGATAAAACAAGATTTCGTAAACGATAACGTAGGAAAGATTATAATAAAAAAAGAAGAGGAAGAGGCTATAGAAACAATAAAATGGAATTTTAATAATCATAGTTTAGCGAAGAGTTTAATACAACGATTAACAGAAACTGAGGTTTCCTATTATGGTGAAATAGATAATGTAGATGTGAGAGTAAGACCTGATGGAATTAAAGAAAACGATTATATAATAGATATAAAAACTTCTATGGATGCCAGTCCTAGATATTTTAAAAGTTCTATATATAACTTTGCCTATCATTTACAAGCGTGCTTCTATAGTGAAGCACTTGGATATGACCCTGCTAAATTTAGATTTATAACGATAGAGAATAAATATCCATATACAGTAGAGGTGTTTGGTATGAGTGAAGATATGATAGAATATGGAAAAGATGCATGGAGAATAGCATTTGATTGTTGGAAAGAATATCTAGAGACAAATGACGTTGGAAGTTTTTGGTGGGAAAATTATAATAAAGATGGAAGTTTAATACTATGATATGTTACAAATAAAAGAAGAATTTAAAAGTTTAATACCACCTTTAACTAAAGATGAGTTTGAACAATTAGAAAAAAATTGTTTAGAAGAAGGTATAAGAGATGCTATTATAACTTGGGAAGGTTATATAATTGATGGTCATAATAGATACGAAATTATACAAAAACATAATTTAGATTTTAAGACTACTGAGATGTTTTTTGATAATGATAAAGATGTGAAAGGTTGGATGATATTAAATCAATTTGGAAGAAGAAATTTAAGCAACTATCAAAGAAGTGTTTTGGCATTACAACTTGAAGAAGTGTTTAGTAAGAAGGCTAAAGAAAATTTAAGTAAAGCTGGGTCAAGTTTTTCTCCAAAGGAAGGTTTGGCCATTTGGCCAAAGGTTACTAATAAAATAAATACAAGAGAAGAACTTTCTAAAGTCGCACAAGTTGGAGAAAGAACTTTATCAAGAGTAAAAAAAATACAAGAAAAAGCTACAGAAGAAGTTAAAGCAAAACTATCTACAGGAGAAGTAAGTATTAATTCAGCTTATCAAGAAATTAAAAAAGAAGAGAAAAAGGAAGAACTTGAACAAATAAGATTGAATATACAAAAAGAAGTTAAAAAAGTAGACATAGAAGATATACCTGAAACATTTGATGTTATATATGCTGACCCACCTTGGCGATATGATTTTGCAGAAAGCAGTAATAGAAAAATTGAAAATCATTATACAACAATGCAAACTTCAGATATAGCTAAAATGAAAGTTCCTGCAAAAGAAAATTGTGTTTTGTTTATGTGGGCAACTGCACCGAAATTATTAGAAGCATTAGATGTTATGAAGGGTTGGGGGTTTACATATAAGACTCATGGTATTTGGGATAAAGAAAAAATTGGTATGGGTTACTGGTTTAGAGGTCAACACGAATTATTAATGGTAGGTGTAAAAGGAAAGATGTCTCCTCCTGAAGCGAGTATTAGAATTAGTAGTATTATTAAAGAACAAAGAAATAAACATAGTAAAAAGCCTGATTGTGTAGCAGAATATATTGAATTAGCTTTTTATAATAAATCTAAAGTTGAACTTTTTTGTAGAGAACCTAGAAACGGTTGGTATAGTTATGGAAATCAAATATAATGATTACAAAGAACAATTAGATAAATCTTTAAGTCAAGAAGATAAAGATTTTTGGGATAAGTATTTTAAAGATAATATAGATTGGAATGTTACTTTAAATGAAGAATATAAAGGGATAGATGCTTTTATTAATAATAAAAAGATGCAGTTTAAATTAAGAGAATTTTATTATCCTGATATACTTATAGAATTTGCACATAGTAATGGAGAGCAAGGTTGGATTAATAAAGAACAACAATGTGATTGTTTAGTTTATGGTTGGAGAGGTCATAATGAAATATATTTTTTTGAATGGCGTAAGTTAATTGATTTTTGGAAAAAAAATAAAAAATATTTATATAAAAAATATGGTAAAAAAAATATTCATGAAGCCCATAATAAAAACAAAATAACTTCTAATTATTCAATACCATTTGAAGAATTTCCAAAAAACATATATAAAATTTTAAAACCTTATGACAATATCTGACGAACTAAGTAAACATGAGAAAAGAGAGTTATATGGCTCTTATCAAACAAATAAAGTCACTAGAGCAAAAATTGATGCACTTATGCACAAATGTCAAATCGTTGAATGCAATTTAGGTATTGATAGTACAGATGATGAAAGAGCAAAAGCCAAACAAGAACAATTAATTCTTTTAAGTAAGATTAAAGAACTTGACCCTTTAAAATATGATATATTAAAAAAAGTATTGTAATGAAGATATTAAATCTTTATTCTTGTCTTGGTGGTAATAGATTCTTATGGGATAATGAACACGATATTACATCAGTAGAATGGGATGAAGAACTTGCAAGATTATATAAAAAAAGGTTTCCAAATGATAATGTTATTGTAGATGATGCACATCATTATTTATTAGAACACTATCAAGAATATGATTTTATCTGGTCTTCACCACCTTGTCCAAGTCATAGCAGAGCAAGGTTCTGGAATAGTAGTAATTATAATACAACTACAAAACCTATATATCCTGATATGAAATTATATCAAGAAATAATATTTTTAAATCACTACTTTAAAGGTAAGTATGTAGTTGAAAATGTTATACCTTATTATGAGCCATTAATTAGTGCTTATAAAAGAGGAAGACATTTATACTGGACTAATTTCAGATTACCAAATAACTTAAATGATAGGAGATTTAAGATATCTAATACTAAAAACGAATTACAAGAGTTATGTAAGTTTCATAAAATAGACTTATCAGATTATAAAGGTGAACAAAGTAAATTAAAAATTGGTAGAAACCTTGTTGATTTTGAAGCTGGTAAAACTATTTTAGATATTGCTATGGGAGTAATAAAAAGTAAAAACATTAATCAAATAAAAATATTTTAAATAAATAATATGACACAAAAAGAATTTGACAAATTAGTTAAGCAATTAAATGATTATTCATTTGATATTATGGCAAACAAAAGACCTGAATATACCAATGAAGATGAAGATGTACTTAATAATTTTAAGAGTACAGCAGAAAGACTAGAGACCTCTGAACTTAAAGTATGGGGAACGTTTTTTGAAAAGCAAATACAGTCAGTTTTCGCACATTTGAAAAATGCTAATCTTAAAAAATCAGAGCCTATTCATTCTAGGTTTGCAGATATTATTAACTATTGTTATTTGGGTTATGCCCTATTTAAAGAAAGAGATGCTAAAAAAAAGAATAATTAAAATTGTTGCTATTGTACTTGTAAGTATATTATCTTTATTATATGTCAGGAATGAAATCAAGACGAAAGGGTCACGATTACGAAAGAGCCATACGGAAAGAATTTAGGAATCTTGGTTGGAAGTATTGTGAAACATCTAGATATGCTAGTAAAGCAATCGACGATGCTAAAATAGATTTAGTAGCCACAGACCCATTCGCTATACAATGTAAGTCTACAATTAATAATCCTAGCTATCATAAAATCCTTGACCAAATGAGACCCAACAAACCATTATACAAACTAATTTATCATAAAAGAAAAGGTGGTAGAGAGTATGTAATCATGGAAAAGAATGACTGGCTAGAGATTCTAGAGATGCTAGTTGAAAACAATATCTTAAAAACTTATTAAAAATAATTATTAAAATATTTTTTAATTATTAAAAAAAATTATATATTTGTTATATATGAAAAAGTATAAAAACTTTATGAGTCAATTAAAAGACTTAAATAAGATGCAAACTAAATGTAAACAATACACAGAATGGTCTACAAGTGAGTTTGAAGCCGATATGTGGATTGATACACAAAAGAAAATGAATAACTTAATTAAATATTATGAAACAGATAAATGAAATAATGAAACATACAGATGCATATAAGCAACTGAAAAAAAGAAAAGAAACATCTATAACAGAAAACGTTTCTTGCATACGCTCTCTAGCAGATGAAATACTAGAGATAAGGTCAAGTAAGTACACAAAGCCAGTTTGGTTTGAAATACAAAAAGATGATAATCCTGATATATGGGATGACCATTTAGATGCTCTAGGTATAAATGCATATGAGGATACCGATACAGTAATATTAAAAGTAACTGCTTATGTAGAACACAAAACAAGTATAGACATATGAAAAAAATAATAGAATCATTTTTATTTCTTGTAATGCTTTTCGGCATTACTTGGTTAGGTTTAATATTATTATAAATACAATGGAAATCTCTGAATATATAAAACAACATTTTTTAGATAGCTGTTCTAAAAATATGCACGATTTAAATCATCGTAGAGAGTTAATAAATGTTTACAAACAACAACTAAAAAAAGTAAAAGAATTTATTAAAATTGAGGATAAAAGTTTAACTAAATTAGAAGATGACAGATTTAATAAACTATCTCAAAAGAATAAAGCAATCAATTAATTATACTGGTGTACAAAATAAAAACATACACCCTTCAGATATTGATGCTGTACTTGAATTTGATTCTAAATATTTATTATTATTTGAATTAAAATATAAAGGTGCAAAAGTACCATTAGGGCAGAGACTAATGTTAGAAAGAATAATAGATGCGTGGGAAGATAGTGGTAAGATTGGTAGTGTTGTTTATTGTGAACATGATACAAAGTCTCATGAGACAATATACTTAAAAGATTGTTTGGTTATAGGTTTATACAACAAGGGCGAGTCTAAGGCTCATAATAGTGGCTTAAATGAGTTTATTTTTAATTTTGGTATAAAGTATAACATTAAGAAAATAATCGCTTAAAATCGTTATATTTGGTTATAAGTTTTTTCATTTTTAGGCTGTCTTAGGGCAGCCTTTTTTAGTCTTGTGGTTTCTCTTCGTAAAAATCAGTATTACTTTCAATATCACCAATCTGTGTTAAGTTAGATTGTGTCGGTATGTGTGCTACAATTTTATATCTATTTTTAGCAACATTATATTCTAAACTATCTATTGCTTGATGTTTATCTTCAGATAAAGTAGTAAAATTAATTTTAGGAAAAGTTAACATATCAATTGGTTTTGTAAAACCATTAGAACCTGCTATTTTTCTATATGAACCCTCATATCTAAAATTATTTGTTGCAAACTCGTTTAATCTTTGTCTATTCATTAAACCTTCTAAAACTTCACCTGATGATGAATCAAAGTTTTTATATGCAGTAATATTATTTCCTGCACTATCAACTAAATTATTAGAATATTTAGAATCATTTAACATACCAAATCTATTTTCAACAGCCTTTAGAACACCACTATTCTCTAAGAAATCTGTTTTAATAATTCTTGTTCTTACATCATATAATTCTAAATCAGATTGATTTCTTAAAACTACGTCATCATAATATATTCTAAAATCAGAACTTTCAAATCCAGTTTCACGAGGTAAAAAAAATTCTATTACAGCAGTACCAACAACTGGTGGAGGATTTATATTTACTTCATTAAGAAACCATTGTTCTTGGACAGAGCCAGTAATAGTATTTATTCCTTGTGTAGCATTAGTTGTCCATTCTTGACCATTAACTTCCCAGTAGTAAGTAGATACACCCACAACAGATAATCTAAATCTAATTGTGTATGCTAATGTTTGCCCGCTATTATTTCTATCAAAAGCATAGTGTGCAAAATTAAGTTTTATCTCTTCTGCCGTTGTTCCTATGTTACCAGTATTATTAGTTGCTATAACAGTAGCTGATGCACTATTACCTATTGTAATAAGTGAAAAATCACCTGCATATGGTGTAATTCCATAAGTCACAACAGGGTTCACACTTGTATCTGCAGCAGTAGAATTTACAGCAAATGCTTTTGATTTGTCAGCAATAGTCCAATCAGTAACATCTCTACCATAAGAAGGTGTGCTGCCAGTAGGTGATGATGTAGTTTCATATCCACTATTATTGAATCTAGATTTTAAAGTGTCTTTAATTTTTACCCTTGTTCTTTGTCTTATAGCAGGTCTTCTTATTACTTTAAGTAAATCATTATTAATAGGTTGTATTGTATCAGCAGATTGTGAACTATTAATACTAACAACTGGTGATATAATTGCCTGTGTACCTGTCGATGTACCACCTTTATCATAAGTTTTAAACTCTTTAGAATAAGAACCACCACCATCACTAAATGATGTAAGTGCTAATGAAGCATTATCAATAATTGTCCAAGCACCTTCATGTTGAAATATTCTACAATTAAACATTCTTAAAATAGATTCAAGAACGAATTTGCAATCTAAATAATTACCATTCTCATCTTGTAAGCCATCGACGCTTAATATATATGTTAATAAATAAGGGTTATCATTACTTGAAAATCCTGAACCTGTATTTTGATTTAAACGACACAAAACTTTATATGAGAAATCTAGACTACGACCAGTTGTACCATTCCCACTTTCTAAATTTATTTTCTTTAAACAATTCTGTATAACATCAAATGACTTAGGCCTTTCTGTAGTTAAGTCTATATTATATCCATTAATTGTACCTATTAAATCAGAAGCATAAACCTCAATAACAAAAGGATGTGATGCTATAGGTAAATTGTAACTGTCTTGCATAATAAAACCAGTCCAAAAATTTCTGTAAATTTCATAAGTTTCACCACCACTATCTGAAAAAATATCAGCACTTAATTTTATTATTGTTGCACTACTTACTTGTGCAACTGTTGTGCTTGCACCAGTAGATGTATTTATAACTGTATCACCTACTTTTAAAGATGCAGTAAAATCTACAGATGTGTCTTTTAATCTATTTGCAACTGCATAAGCATCACTTGTTCCATTTAAAATTTCCCTACTTACAAATATTTTAAATTCTCTATCGTTAGTAGGTATTAAAAAATCATACTCACTTCTCTCCCATAAAAAGTTAGCAAGATTCCAATTTGTTTCTTCAACTTGCCATTCTGCACCACCAGTAGATTCTTCAACAAATATTTTAAGCTGACAAGTAGAACCAATAATAGGTTTAAAATAATCATCGTCTTGTTTATAGCTTATTGTTACACCATTTTCAGCTAATGTAATATTTGACTGTGCTATACCAGTAAATCCAAATTGAAAAATTTGTAGTCTAAACTTGTTATTATCAGTATCAAAAAAATCTGTAAAATATTTCTCTCCGTATGCCATAACATTATCCTGTTACTCTTGCCCTAAAGTCTCCTGACCTTTCAAGTGCAAGTATTAAGTCTTGTCCTCTTAAAGTAAATTCACCAACTTGTTTTCCTTGACTTTGTTGCATTAATTGTGGTAATCTATCTAATGGAATTATAGCCTCTGCCCCTGCTTCACCTACAAGACCCATAGTTGGGCCAGTAACAATACCACCTTCTGCAAATGCTGTAAGACCTGCAAAAGCACCACCGACTATTGATGTTGCTGCCGCTATCATGCCCGGCAATGCAAAGAAACCACCCGGTATAAGTGCTGCGGTATTTGTTGCTGTTGCAATAGCACCTGCTTGTGCTACACCAAATTGAGTGGCAACTTGCATTTTAGAAACTGCTTTATTAATGATTGCACTAATTAATTGCTGAATACCTAATTGCACTAATATTTTAATCATACTTTTAATAAAACCTTGTATGCCCTCATTTGCTAACCCTAAACTATTTATTAACTGGTCTGACATAGCAACTAAATGCTGTTGCACAATAGCTCCAACTTGTTGCATTTGTTGTGAAACCACTTGAAGCTGTTCTAACCTTTTCTGATTATGTTCTGTAAACATTGTATCAACTGAATTTGATAAATCTTTATCAGCTTGTTGATTTATTTCATTTAATTGTTCCCTAAAAGATTTGACATCTTCTAGTTCTTTTTCTAAATCTGAAAAATCTATTACATCGTCTTCATCAAGACCTAATGATTCTGCCTGAGAAACACCCCTTTGTGCATTTATATCATGAATCTTTTTTTCTATAAAAGTTAAATCACTTAAAAACTGTTGAAATAATGGATGCGATTGTTTGAAACCAGCATTTAATAAATCTATCATAGATTTTTTCAATAGATTCATTTTTTCTGCAGATATATCTACTTCATCTCCTAGAACTCTATGTTCATTATGTATATTTGCTAATTCTTCTGCATATTTCTTTTTAATTTCAGTAAGTTTTTCAGTATCAACTACATCTTCTTCAGTTAATTTAATACCTTCTTCTATTTCTTTATTAACTTTTTTTTGTTCTTCTAAGAAACTACGTACACTTTCACCAAGTGCATCCATGTTCTCTTTATATTTAACTGCTCTTTCATCAGTAAATAAATTATTTAATCTTTCTACAAAAAAAACTAAAGGTGGTAATATTACTGAACCTAATTCAGTTCCTGCTACCGCAAGTTCATTTAAAGCTTTAGTTAATTTAAAATCCGCTGATTCAGATGCAATTTCAAATGCAGTATTTGTAGCACCCAAAGAAACATTTAATTCATCAAATATTTCTCTTGTACCCTCTATATTAGAGCCGAGTAAATCCATTACCCCCATCATTGCTCTTGTACCACCGAAAACTTTATTTTGTGCATCTACATTACCCTCAAATTTTTCTTTTAAAGTTTCAAGTGTTGCAAGTAATCCTTTTTCTCTGATTTGCCTCCTTAATCCTTCAGTCGATAGTTTTAATTCTGTAAGTTGTTTTTTAGATTCTGCAGTTGGTTTATTTAATGCAACTAATATATTTAGTAATTGTGTAGCTGCCTCACTTGCATTTGTACCAGTTCTAGACATAGATGCAAAAGCTGCACCGACTTCATTAAATGATACACCCATTGTAGATGCTATAGGAATAACTCTACCCATTGATGCTGCTAATTCACTTGCTTCTAATTTACCTTCTCTGACTGATGCAGTAAGAATATCAGTTGCCTCGATTGCAGAAAGGTTTTCACTTCCATATGCGTTTAATGCAGACGTTGCTAAATCTGCAACAGTTTTTGTTTGACCTAATCCTACTGCTGCTGCTTTCATTGATGCTTCTAAAACATCCATTGCCTCAGCACCTTCTAGACCTGCAGATGTTATAAAGAATAATGCATCAGCTGCATCATTAGCACTAACACCAGTTTCTTTTGCCATTATTTTGGCAGTTTCACCCATTCTGTTGACCTCATCACTAGCTACACCCACTAATGATTTAATTTGTGTCATTGATTTGTCGAATCCTCTAGCACTTCTTACAGCTTGAAACCCTGCTGCAGTTAATCCTCCAACTAATAAAAGTTTTAAACTACTAGCTGCCCCTTTAATTTGTTGTTGAAATCCATTAAGAGATTTTTGTGATTGGTTTATTGCACCCTTGAACCCTTTGGCATCTCCAGTAACTCGATAGTGTAATTGTTCTTGATTCATAGAAAATATTTAACAACAAATATAAATATTTTACAACTTACGTTTTTTTCCTTTCTTTTCTATAACATTCCACTTATCAATTAAGTTATCTAGTTCATCTTTAGATAGTGGTTTTGCTTGTGGTAAATTGCTTTTTTTATCTTGTGGTAATTTAAATAATTTTTCAGGTTTTATTCTTTGTGATGCTTTTTCTGCCCTTAGATTAATCATTATTGTTGCCAAATATCTTAATCTTTCCCATTCTATATTTTGATGTATTTGAAATGATTCTGAAAGCCTTATGTTTTCATTTAATGTATTCTTCCAAAAAGTATTAGGATTTATTCCACATTGTCCTATATAGAAATCAAGAATTAATTCCCAACCGTCTTTATCTACTTTTTTTTTTGGCTTTTTACGTTTCTCTCTATGCCCATATTAAGGTCGTTGCCTAATATTCTAGATTGAGAAAGTGTATTCATAACTTTGGTAAGTTGCTCAGAATCAAAATCTTCAAGCCAAGAGCCAACGTCATATATAGTATAATCAATATTGTTTTTTTGTTCTTGGTCATAAGCTATTAATCCTGAATATACTAATGCTCTAATTGTTGAAATGTTAATACCTGAAGTAAAAAATTTATCTAAGTCATTGAGACTTATATTTAATGTTTCTGTGAAGTGACACCAAAAATTCATAGAAAAATGGAGGGTTCTTTTTTCCCCTCCAATTTCTATTTCTACGTAACCTCTTTTGCTATTCATTAAGTAAATCTACAATTTAAAATTGTAAATTAAAAATATTAATTTGAGCCAATAGAGACTGTACCAGTTGAAGAAAAACTTCCTGAGTATGTAACAGGTGCTTCACTATCTGCACCATATTCTATAGATGTTAAAAATCCATCACAAGAATATACAACATCACCTGTAACTGCAGTTGCAAACTTACAATTAACTTTAGTTCTGTTGTTGATAAATACCATTAATTCTTCAATATTTGTTGTATCGTCGTAAGCAACAAAGCCATCAAAACTCATATCTAAACTTCTTACTCCTGCAATTATTTCTCTATAACCACCTGAGTCTTTTGAGGTCGCCTCAGGAGTATCTAAAGTATAACTAATTGAAGATGAAGTCGTATGACCAATAGTAGTGTAAGCACCACTATCTGCGTTTTTAATGCTTAATACAACTGTAGTTCCGTTCATTAAACCAGTTGAAGCCATAGTATTAAAATTTAATTGTTAAAAATATAATACTACAAAACTAAGTAAAGAATATTAAAATTATTTTTATTCAGATACTGATAATGTTATAGAAGTAGGGTTGATTTGTTCTTCTATCTGTGCATCGAGATTAGCTTTCATTTCTGTAACCTTCTCTTCACCCATAGTAGTCTCACACCATTCAGTCACTTTTGCATTTGTTAAATCTGCAAAAGGTATGAAGTCTGTAATGTCATCAGTAGAGATTACTTGCGTACCAATCATAGTAGCAGTATATGGATTATCCTTTGCATCTACTTTATCTGATGTGCAGTTGTATCTCCAATGAATGTTATATATAACGTCTGTGTTATCGTCTTTTGAAGGGTAACAGTCAACTGTTCTGCAGTCCCACGAGTAAGTATTTTTTGCTTTTGCCATAACTTTGTATTTTAATTTATACAAATATACTATTTATTTTTTTTCAATTCGTCTATCTCTGCTTTCAGTTCTTCAATCATAGCTTGTTGTTCTTGAATTGCTTTTACTAAAGTAGGAAGCATATCACCCATTTTAACTGACTTCTTATTTTCTTCATCATTATATTTATAATCACTAACTAAATCAGGTAAAACCTCTTCAACTTCTTGAGCAACAAAACCTGCTATATTTTTACCGTCACCATTCTTCCAATCAAACCTTCTAGGTTGTAGTTTTATAATTTCTTCTAAACCAGTTTCTAATGGTTTTATATTTTCTTTTAAAGAAATATCTGATATAGCACTAATACTTGTGCTAGTTGCGTTTATAGTACCTGCGTGACTTACATAAAATCTATAAGCTGAAGCTGAAGTATTGTAAAAATTAAATTCATCTACTGTACTTGCAACATTTAATTGTCCATTATCTCTTAATTCAATTCCTTGTGATGTGTAATCAGAAGAAGTTTTAGAAATTAAAACATCACCCCCACTTAAAATACGCATACGTTCTGTTGAATTTGTTTGGAAA